TTCATGCAGGCTTCCACCTGCTGTTCGATGGAACAGTCACGCTGGTTATGGGAGGAATACCGGGCATAGATAACAGCGTTATCATTCATTGCTCTGTACCGTCCTTACCTTCGCCATGATTTTTTTCAATTCTCATTAACAGATCATTGAAGAACTCATAAAATATGTCTCCTCTAATTTCAGCAACTTTTTCAGCGTCTACGCTATCTTTCTTCAATGTTTGCCTAACCAATGGCTCAATAATTAAATGGTCACGTAAACCTGACTTTACATAGTCAGCCCAATCTTCCCCCACAATGGCAGTAGCCTCATTTTCAGAAGTTTTGATAATGGCTTTAACATCATTCAAGTTGCTTTCCATGGTAAAAATTCCACCATCTGGCAATCCCATGATACTAACCGTCACAGAAGGATTATCCTCCGTCGTCAGATGGTCATATTCTAACTGAATGCCATATTTCGCCAGATAATCAGCAGCCCATTGTACATTGTGTTCCGGAGGAACATACCCCGCAAGATCATTGACCGTACAGCCCAGCGAATAGGACATTCGCAATAGCATGTCAACGTTTGGCAGCGTGCCCTTTTTCTCATAGGAGTGATAAGTTGAAAGCGGAACGTTAAGACGTGCAGCGACTTCCGTCTGTGATAGCCCAGCTTTTTCCCTATAGCCTTTTAATCTCTCTGCAAAAGTCATGTTATTGCACCTCACTATTTTCAGTATAGAACAAGATTATGCGAAAATCAACAATAATTTCGCAAAATATCCGAAACTGTCATAAATAATCATTGACAATACGAAAATATCGCATATAATAAAACCAGATGCGATAGCATCAGATTATAAGGAGGTGTACTATATGAAAATTGACCCCGATAAGTTGTTTCTTCGCTGCGTAGAACTTGAGATTACAGAACGTGAGGCCATGGCGAAGGCAGGCGTCGCCCCAGATCTAATCTCTCGTATTAGAAAAGGAAGCAAAATCCAGGCACCCACACTCGCGAAACTGGCAAAAGCATTGGACGTTCGGCCGCAAGACCTCATGGTAACGGAGTAATTGCCATGACAATCATGTCGTTATGGGAGTTACCACCCCCGGGCACGTGCTGCGCCGCAAAAACACCTGGCCGTAAATCACGAAGCCCGACCATGTGCGCCGGTTATTCGCTGCCACCACATGATGGCCATGGCGGCGAACGTTTCCGGGCACTGCGGAAAGAAAAAAACGTCCAACCGGCGGCAACCGGACGGACGTCATGATGGCCTTCAATGCGGGAGCGCTTTTTAGGCTACGTTTATTTTACTGCAAAAAGGACGGACTTGCAATATGACGGAAAATCAAGCAGCCATGCGGGCTGAAATTTTGGAAAATTTGACGCCTGAACAGCGTCTGATTTACAGAAAACGGAAGGATTCAGTGGCCTTACGTCACGAACTTTTGGACTATTTCAAAGAAGCCAATGCCGATGATGTCAAGGCGTTAATTGTGGCAATGATCGAATACGACATGACCGGCGAAATGCCTTGTATGAACGACCCAGGTTTGAAAATCGTATTCACAAGTTTTTTGAAACCACAAATAGACAAAGGTTTTGATAATTTTTGCATCACATGCTTTAAAAACCAGTCCAAGGGAAAAGCCGGCGGCGATGCGACTGCAAGACTGAGGCGTCTTCAGGAAAAGTTGCCGGAAACCTTTTATGATGTACCCACTGCAAAGCTTATTCGAAACGATAATTCGGCTTGGAATGACCTCATCGCACGATGCACAAAGCAGGAAGCCGAAAATGTTCGCAAAAAAATCCAAGCCGCTGAGCATGAAGTAACTCAAGCATAATGCAGCCCAGCTTAGTTGTGCTTCACTACAACCCACCACAGGGTAGCTCAACGTAGCAGATAATCATACCATATTCATAATCATTTCATCTTCATATACAGGTGATTACAAACATGTGAAAAGAAAACAGAGACACAGGAAAAGGAGAGAGTTTGAGAGAGGGAAAACCAAAACAGCAAATTCGACAAGTTTTGAAATTGTTGAATAAATGTTAGCTGTACTATAGCGCAAGCAAGCTGTACTATAGCACAAGTACAAGATAAGGAGTAGCATGATAATGTTAAGATTTACTCTAAAGGCTGCTCGGGTAAATTGTGGCCTATCTCAAAAAGAGGTTGCACACACCATAGGCATTTCCGTAAGAACACTGAGACGTTATGAAACAGAAGGTACAGTATCTTTAGAGAAAGCAAAGAAGCTTTCTGAATTATACCGGATACCGCTTAGCAAAATATTTCTTGGTAGCGGCATAGCCTACCGGAAGATGTTGTATGCAGCTCATGAATAAACAAACACTACAAAAGTAGCGAAAACGTCGAAAACGCACAAATACCAGAGAAAAACCGGATGCACATCATCCGGATCATGGAGCACATGAACGAAATGGAGGTAGCAAAATGAAAAAGAACGCAACAATCAGCAGCAAGGCACTCATGGCGTTAGGAATCGCTGATATTTTACCTGAACTTTCAGAGGCTGCAAGGAAAGAAGTTATTGAGCTGGCAGTGAAGCATACCCAGGCACAAAAAACCGGGCCTTTGGATACTAAAGTCCCGGTATGGCTCAAGGATGCATGTACAACTGTCGGCCAGATAACTGATCACTTATCCCTGGCGACACTGAACCGAATCAGGGAATACATGAGCCGGTATGCTGGTTATGAAACACCGGATTTAACAAAGGTGGATTATTTTGCCAATGCGTGGCTGCGTGACAGGCTTTATGGGCGGCTGCATGGCGACAATTTCGCTGACCCATACAACCATGACCTTTTAGCAGAAATCAATCCGCAAGATGATAATGAACTAACGGAACGGATAGAAAAGCAGTGCCGTGATTTTTATTTAGCCGGATACCGCGACGGCGCTGCGGATATGGATAGCTTACCCTAAGAAGGAGGTGTACTAAGAACTGGTTGCGGATTGACAAAAAATCCATTATATTAACAGGAGGAATAAAGATGGAGTATAAAATTCATGACAAGGAACAATTACAGAAACGTCTTTTTGAAATGACCGGCAATGATTTTGCCAAAGCGGAACGGGATGCACGCCTAGAGGGCGATATGTCCATTGACATAATGACCTCGCGGATGTTCTATGCTGCCATCGCAGCAAGGGCATATAATCGCCCACTCCCCGATATCCTGGAACTGCCATTGAAAGAATTTGCGGAAATTACCGGAGATGTTGGAACTTTTCTTCTTGCGCCGGAAAACAAGGAATCGTCAGATGGTTCCGGCGCATCTCTGTAATTCTGGCATATCGTGGGCTTGGGCCTGTATCGTATTGGTTCAATATGCCACTGCAGGACCTGATCTGCTGGTTGGAATGCATCAACGAAACAATAAAAAAGAACTGAAAGAGAGCTTGTCGCGCAATCTGGGTTGCGTGACAGGCTTTCGTTTTAAGGAAGGAGGATTTATGAAATGGGAAAAGTACTATCGCTTACATTCTCTATCAATGGTATTGTGAATCGCGGATTTAATTCATCCATGAGCACAGCAAGCAGAGGACTGATTAATTTACAGTCACAAAGCCAGATGCTCAAAGGGAAACTGCACGAGCTGGACTCAGCTTTGTATAAAAACGAAATTGATTTTGAGGGATATGCACAAAAGGCCAACAAAGTTAAAAATCAACTCAAGCAGTTGGAACTGCAGCAGGAAAAGCTGAACAGGGTGCTCACTGCTAAAAATAACCTTAAAGGAGCCGTTGCGGATTTAGGCGCCTTTTCCATCGGTATGTACGCCGCGTCACGGCCTATCGTGGGAATTATAAAGACAGCTGCAGATTTTGAAGAAACCATGAGCCGGGTAAAAGCAATTACCCGTGCTAACACGGAAGAAATGAGCCAACTTACCAATGAAGCAAAACGCTTGGGCAGAGAAACCCCCTTCACTGCCAGACAGACTGCAGAAGCTATGACTTATCTTGGTATGGCCGGGTGGCAGACAAAACAGATCCTCGAAGGTATGCCGGGATTGCTTAATCTGGCACTGGCCGGGAAAACCGGCCTTGCACGTACAGCTGATATTATTTCTGACGATCTGACAGCATTTGGGTTGGAAGCCGATAAAGCACAGCACATGGCGGACGTGTTCGCCTACACCATTACCAGGACAAATACGGATGTTGAAAAGTTGGGCGAAACCATGAAGTATGCCGCGCCGGTTGCACACGCTTTTGGCGCTTCGCTGGAAGAAACAGCTGCCCTTGCCGGACTGATGGCCAACGGTAGCATTAAAGCTTCACAGGCTGGTACATCTTTACGCATGGGTTTTTTGCGATTGGCAGGGCCGCCCAAAAAAGCAGCTAAAGCGTTAGACGAATTGGGAATCAGTTTATCGGACGCAACAAAAGCGCAGGAAGAAGCTCATGCGGCTATCCGTTCTTTGGGCATTGAAATGAGCAACACCAAAGGACCGAAAACGATGCTGCAGATCATAAAGGAACTACGGGAAAAGCTTAACCAGCTGGACAAACGCGAACGGTTAGACCTGGCGCAGAAAATTTTCGGAGTCAATGCAGCGTCCGGATGGCTGAACGTCTTGGATGCACCTATAGAAAAATTTGCCGAATTGGTTAATGAGATGGATAAGTGCGACGGTGAGTCTGCCAGACTTGCAAAAACAATGACCGATAATACCGTTGGCGCATTCACAAAATTACAGTCGGCAACAGAGGGTATTGCCCTGGCTGTTGGCAGTGTATTCCTTCCGCCACTTGCAGAAGCCGGACTGGTATTATCAGACTATGCGACTGTTATCGGCGCAGCTGCAGAAAAGCATCCTGTACTGATAAAAACCGTCGGGGCCATCGGCGTTACCATGGCCGGTACTGCGCTGGCTGTTAAACTGGCAAGCGTAGGTTATGCTGCATATCAGGTGGCAGCTGCTGCAGCGACTGCTGGAACCTGGGCCTTCAATACTGCTCTGCTCGCTAATCCAATAGGGTTGGTTGTCGTTGGTATTGCCGGACTGATTGCTGCTGGATACATGCTCTATAAAAACTGGGATACCGTCAGCACAGGACTTGTAAATGGTTGGAACTGGATAAAGGATACAGCATATAACTTTCTTTCGGATCTGCCTAATAAAGCCGGTTATGCCGTTGGGTATGTAGTCGGCTGGTTTATGAAGTTGCCTGATCGGCTACTGGGCATTATCAGCAGCCTCGGAACAGTCGGAGCTTCGTTTATATCACAGGCTAAAGAATGGGGATCGCAAGGTGTAACCGGTTTGATAGATTCTTTCTTATCATTGCCAGGTAAACTGTACGGAATAGTATCTGCAGCATGGGAAAAGGCAAAGGGTGCTTTCAGCCGCGGAATGAATGATGCAGGAACAACCAGTCCTACCGCACAGGTTGCGGCGAACGCCAAAGGTGGTATCTACAACAAGGGCGCATTCCTGACGACCTTTGCAGAAGAAAGTCCGGAGGCCGCTATCCCTATTGATGGCAGCGAACGCGCTAAACGCCTTTGGATAAGAACGGGACAAATGCTCGGATTATTGCAGCAACCAAAAAGAAAAAGTAAAGCAACCACGATGCTGACTACAGATATTCAGCGTGAAGCATCTTCTGCACCGCTGGAACATAAACCTAAATTTGAGATACCACAAAGAACTGAAACTGCAAAAAATGCCTTGAGTCCACTTTCTGTTCCTGGCATATTCGGTGCTTTGCTAAAAACGATGCAGAAGCCAAAAGAAAAAAGTAAACCGATGGTAACACAGACAACGAATGACTATAGTATCATTACCCCATTGCAGAATCCAAAGCAGCAGCCAGACGGAAGAACGCTTCAGAAAGATACTACTCCAGTTCAGATGTTTGACTCCATTGCTTTACCTAGATTGTCAGCGGCAACAAGTTTGATAAATTCACTACAGGCCAAACCTGATAGAAGTCCGGACCATGAAACGAATCACTCACAAATATACCCGGACAAAATGACAGCAGCTGCGCTTGGAGAATGTTCACTATCGCAGGTTATTACCTTGGAACCGTTAGAAGTGCCACCGCCGATGATACAAACGAATCACTATGACGCAGGGTTGACTGCTTTAGCAAACAATGGACAGATTGCAAGAAGCTATGCAGTAGAAAATCCGGCCCCGGCAACAATTGAACCTTCGATACAAAATACACCTTTCGAACGACTCAGCAATATAATGCGATCGCAGTCAGAGGCAGTCACTAACGAAAGAACTGTAAATATTACTTATTCGCCGTCATTTACCCCAACTTTCAATATTACCGGGCCCGATACTGCTGAAAGCATAAAAGGTGCATGTGATAAGATATTTAAAATGTCGATGCAGGACTTCCGTAACATGTGGGAAAGATTTGCAAAAGAGCAGCGACGCGTAGCTTATGACTGATAAAAAAAATAACCTGGCAGTCAAGTTGATGGCTGTCAGGTTCATTTGTTTGGCAGTGAATTTTATGATTGTCAAATCTGATATTTGTGATATAATGCAAGTAGAGATAGCTGGCTCGCGACGTCAGCTTCCCCGAAAAGGTAAACCTTACGAAGTCACCGCCGATAGCCGTCGGCGGTTTCTTCATTTATAGCCAGAGCTATTTTTTATCAGAAACGATGAAAGCGACAAGCACGCCAAAAGCGATCATCAAAGACAATGCCTCGTATGTACTCATGCGATCACCCCCACTCTTTGGGAAGTGGGAAACCGACATAACCAACTATCTCCAGCAATGATTATAACATAAGCCGATGTTTTTTCAAACCGGAAAACCAGGTTCTGTTTTTTTCGGTTCGTCAGCTCAGAATTACTACCGGAAATGTTCTCTGTACGTGGACATTTCCGGGTTTTTATTGTATTTGCAGCATAAACATCTGGAAATAATGAAATAATAATTACAGGCGCAAAATAAAAACACTGAAAGCCGCATGAATACTTGCTTCCAGCAATATAATTATTTTACGTCCGATAACGTGCATTATGTAAAGAGTGATTATTTTTAATCAAGATGTAAATATATTAAGCTTTACAGTAATATAACATTATGATACAATAAAGTCAAGCTAAATCACGAAAGGAGTGTTGCACATGCCAGAAACAAAGCTTTTAAACTTTAGGCTGTCACTGGATGATTATGAAGGACTTAAGATTCTGTCAGAAGTGACGGAGCGAACCCAGGCCGATATTGTTAGAGACCTTATCAGGCAGGAACTGGATAAACAAACGGAAGTAATCGCTACCTACAAAAAGAACATTGCAGATTTAAAGACAAAAGTAAAAAAGTGATACATCATACCGCTGGCCATGTGCTGGCGGTTTTTTCTGCCCATACAATAACTTCCGCATTTTTTGGTCTGTCATTTCGAAAACCGACTTCGTAAAACGTCCAGGAAGGCAGTTGAAACAGGACGGCCTATACTCTGATACCCCCTGTGAAGGAACTCGCTGCTATAGGTGGCCGTACGGATTCCGTAGGGGCAGTGACAGTAACGACCGGGGCAGTGATAATGATACCACGGCAACAAGGACTACCACAGATTCAGAGAACAGCCGGGGAGCAATGGCCATACCCTTACACGGCAGGGGGAAGCTGTAAAGGAATCCTTGACTGCTGACAGGGAAACCCTGCCGGAACATAAGGCAGCCCATATACCTGAAGAGCGGCCCCGCTTTACCAGGAATGGGAAGAAGCGGCCTAAAGTCGTTTATGAATGGCAGCGCAAAGGCGACTGGGGCAAGGACACGGGAAGGAGCGGGCGGTGATACCACGCCCAGCGGGATAGTATGGCAGCATGGCCACGCTATCCTTTTTTGTATGCAGCCGTAGCCCTGCCGGATGTGAACCGGAAGGCAGGACGGTACAAGGTACTGGGAACGGGTGGGGGTACTTGTGCGGGTGCTCTCGACCCCGGTTTTCGCGTAGTCAGTGAAATTTTTTTCGGCCATTTCGTTTCCTTTTTTGAAAAGAAGCCTGTAATATTGCAGTGTTACGGGTTGAAAAAGCGAAATACACATTACAAAATAATGAGTTTTTATTTATCTTCATAAATAAAAAAAGGCCCAGTCAGGCGGGGCATATTGAGGGGCAGCCACACCCCAAACTAAACACAGTATAAAAACAAATTTTTGGCCCGCTTCCGTTCCGCCTTGACCAAAAGACGCATAAACAGGAACTTTTTGCTAAAAAAACTAGACGCAGTGAAATTTTACAGCTTACCCGTCAATAAGACTTAGGAAAGATAGCACTAAGTTTCCCTATCCTATAAAAACAGAATGACCATCGGCTTTTACACCGACGGCCATTCCAGAAAAGAGCAATTTTATTGATTATATCATGAAGCTGGTAATATTACAACGCACCCGGTAACCGCTGCCATACATAACTACCGGCGACAAACGCTGCCAATCTGGATCACGATGCTAACCGCTCACGTAGGTATCTATTGCAGGCAACTTTTACGGAAGCAACGGAAACACCTTTACCAATATAGCCTGGAATCTCACACCACGCCAGGCCATTGATATACCGTAAGCGAAATATCGACCTGATACGTGTGTTATGAATCGTTTCCATGAAAGACACAATACCGGAAGCGTTCTTCTGTACCATCTTTTCAAGACAGTCAATCCTGACGGCCAGATCTTCTATTTCAGCAGCCAGGAACCCAGAGCCGGAAGATTTTGTGCACATGTGCTGGTACAGCTCTTTCGCATCATGTAATCTTTGAACCATCCGGAAGTGATTGTCTAATTCCTTACGTGTCATGACAGCACCATCCTTTCATAGCTTTATTAATTATCTTACCATTAGGACGGTCCGGAATCAAATGTTATGCTTTTGCTTGCGGTGTGCTTGCGTCTTGCTTGAAGTTTGCTTGGCTTCTGCTTGCGGTGTGCTTTCGTTTGCTTCGGGGTTGCTTTCGTTTGCTTTGCTTTTTTACAAACAGGGCAAAAAAAATACAGGGCGACTGATTTACAATCGCCCCGTTATTGTCTTACAAACTGTAAATCGGAAAATCAAACACGAACACGCCAAAGCCAGAGTACATACGTACTGGGCGCTCTTTTGCGGGTTCGGATAATACTAACATGGTGGGGCAGGGTTTCGCTTGTCCGAACTTTTCAGACGGAATGTCCTTAATTTCTTCCAGCTCTGCATTATCTGCCATTTCGCCTAACGGGATTTCCAGGGAATCTTTTCCGTCGGCCAGGTGGAAAACGATACGCAGTTTGTCATCATACAGGAACGCCGCCTTCAGAAACGTATCGAACAGATCTGCCTGGAACCTCTTATCCTCGATGTTTCCTTTGCGGAAAATACGCATACCAGCTATGAGCTGTTCCTTGCTGACAGACACAATGTTGACCTTCGCTTCCTGAAGCTTTATATTCAGCCGCATCTGTTCATCTTCCAGCTCATGGAACCGCTCTATCGTATTGTGCGACATGGCCCCGGCTTCCATCGCTTTTATCAGGTTCCCAATGCGCTTGTTTATATCTGCCAGCTGGCTTTCCAGCAACCCGACATCAGATTCCTTCATTCTCCGGACATTATGTTCTATCGTCGCATCCGCAATTTTGTCAATTATATCATCGCTCAGGCAATATTCAAAAAGCTTTTGTGCAACAAGTGATTCAATGGCGTCGCGCTTCACGTTCGACTTATTGCAGGCGTGCTGCCGTTTTCTCTTTTGGCACTTGTAGTAATAATGAGGCGCCCCTGTCTTACTGGTTCCAGAGTCCCCAACCATTGGGGACAGGCAGTGACCACAGAACAGTTTCCCGGTCAAAAGGTATTCTCCGTTTTTTTGACGCCGCCCGGAACATCTAGGATTCGCTTTCATTCTTAATGCCTCCTGCGCTTTAAAAAACAATTCGTCTGAAATTATCCTGGGTATTCCATCCGGGATACGGATATCTTTGTATATGTAAATCCCTTTGTATCGTTCGTTGTGCAGAATCTTGTTGAAGCTGCTCCGGTTCCATTCGCCGCCAGAACGTGTCTTTATCCCACGTTCATTAAGGCTTCGCCAGATATCCACCAGCCGGTATCCGTCCGCTGCCTTCTGGTAAATTTCCCGGACGACTTTCGCCGCATCCTCGTCAATTTCGAAGTGTTTGTCCTGGGATATCCTGTACCCGTACGGCGGGGAACCGGTGGCCTTGCACTGCTTCGCATTGTCCATCATGCCCCGTCGGATATCTTCGGCCATGTTCTCGCTGTAGAATTGGTTGACGTTCATCATGTTTCGGAGGGCGAACCTGCCGGCAGCGGAATCGTCAAAATCCTCTTCCGTGTACAGAACTTTTACGCCGCATTCCCGGAGCCGTTCTTCATTCACCATAGCCTGGAGCATGTTGCGGCCCATGCGGTTCGACTTCCATGCCAGGACAACGGAAAACTTTCCCTGTTCGGCGTCCTTCATCATCTGCTGGAACTGCGGGCGCTTGTCCGTCTTCCCGGACACGGCCCGATCGGCATAGGTGGCCACGACTTCCAGCTTAACGGCAGCGGCATGTTTCATGCAGGCTTCCACCTGCTGTTCGATGGAACAGTCACGCTGGTTATGGGAGGAATACCGGGCATAGATAACAGCGTTATCATTCATTGCTCTGTACCGTCCTTA